TGTACTTTGCCGAACTGACTATAGCCCTCAACAAGTTGTGGGTCCTTGCCTTCTTGCACTTCATACCATTCGTTAAGTTCTTTCTTCCAAACGTCAAGTATGATAGGGATATGTTGTGGAAGAATGTTGTGCTTTGCAAGAATATCAATGGGTTTACCTGGCAGATTACCTTTCAGCCCAGCCTGAATAAAATCATCGAACAATCCAATGATTTCACCTGTTGCCTCACGTGCTTTTTCACGCATAATTTCTTGCACATTGGGACGATTAGTAGGTTCCTTTTCTACTACTTCTTCCTCTACTTGTGGAGTAAGATTAGATTTGAAAACTGTTTCAGGCTTATGCACACAGGTCATCAATCTAGTAATTTCATTCTGTAATGACATTTCTTCATGCTCAGTCAATTGCAGCCCACGCAATGTCATACGTGCTAGCCAACCATACGTACTTAGTATTTCGCTTTCGGGTGCTTTTGCCATAACCTTAGCATCAGCCTTGCGGTCGTTTAATTCTAGATATTGAATCAGTAAGTCTTTAGCATCCTTACGTGCATAAAACCTAGTATACCATGTAAATGCTCTAGCGAGTGCGCTGTTGCGACTATCTGATTCTGGTTGCAAAGCAAAAAACGGCTCGTCACCTGCGTATTTTGTATCCCCGTCTTTAGGGTTTAGTGCTTTGATAACTGCATTTTCACTGAGTTTTTTACGGGACATAACCCACTCCTATCATATTAAGAAAGATAATTATAACACAACCCGTATTTAAGTGCAAGCCTAAATTCGCATAAATACTGTATTAATGGAATAACAACATGCCCAAACTGTCGCTATATCGCTCAGAAAAATCCCATGACTATAAGTTTTTTGACAAGACTATTGCAGAAATGCTAACGGTTGGGGGCACCGACTTGTACATTCACAAATATCTAGGTCCCAAGGATCAAGGTCCCTCATCCAGCTTCGCCCTACCAAGATATGATCAACTTGATCCGACAAATATTCAAGACCTGTTGTTTTTAGAAAACCGTGATAGAAAGTATGACAGTAACATTTACAGATTACGTGGGCATTACAATACACAGAACCTAGACTTTGACCTTAGTCAGTTTGGGTTGTTCTTAAACAATGATGTGATTTTTATTACTACCCATTACAATACAATGATAGAGATATTGGGTAGAAAGTTAATGGTAGGTGATGTATTAGAACTTCCTCATTTGGTTGATTATCATCCATTGAATGACAAGATACCAACAAGCTTACGTAGATATTACCAAGTAACTGACGCAAACTTTGCCAGTGAAGGTTTTAGTAGCACATGGTATTATCATCTTTGGAGAGTTAAATGTGAGCCATTGATAGATAGTCAAGAATTTGCAAATATACTTGATAAGCCACAATCTACTGACAACTATTTGGGTGATTGGGATAAACTAAAAACCTATGTTCCTGGTTATGTCGTAACGTTTGGGGACAAAAATTACACACCAAAGCAAAATGTACCAGCTGGTATTCCTTGCACAGATACAACGTATTGGCAATTAGATACTGCTGATAGTTTAAAAGATATTATTGGTCGTTACAATAAGAATCTTGAAATTAATCAAGCAATAGATCAAGAGGCATCAAGAATCGTACCTAAGAATGGATACGATAGAAAACAACTGTATCTCGTTCCTACAAATGCAGAAGAACAACCAGCTTCACCTCGCAATGTTATTGTTCGCAGAGGAATACCTGAAAGAACTACGTTTACTTTAAATTATGTTGATGGTAATGTTCCTATTATAAGACTATCATCAGGTGCAATCAAAGATGTTAATGGATTAGTAAATCAGGATATTATTTCTGCATTTATGAAGTTAACAATTCAAATAACAGAGATCGAACCAACAGTTGCAGAAGGTGGCTCTCGCAGTTTAGAGCCTGAATTGGCTTTATCAATTAAGGCTGTTGGTCCAATCACTGTACCATATGGTACAGTAGATAACATTGTTACTGATTCTACTATTGATATTGATAACCCAAGTTTTAATTCAGATGTATATGCAATTACAGAGGTTCAGGATTTTAGAGCAGATGCAGACCCAAGATTTAAATTTGTTGGGAAAGAATCAGCGAAAGGATTTGGTTATACATCAGGTTATAACTCAGGGGAAGCCGCTGCACCAAACGGTGAACCATTTGGTACTGGCATACAGTTCCCAAGTAATCCAAAAGTCGGGGAGTACTTTTTACGTTTAGATTACTTGCCACAACAAATGTTTAGATACGATGGTAATCTATGGGTCAAGATTAGTGAGGTCACTAGAACAGAAACACTATCAAGTAGTACACAGTTAGGTGGATTCATCAACAATAGCAATGTAACTCCTACATTAAATGGCCCTATACCAGAATCACAACCTCTATCATCAATATTAGGTATTACACCAGATTAAGGAAATAAATGGCACAATTCTTCTACGATAATCAGATCCGAAGATTTATAATTCAATTTGCAAGAATTTTTAGTAACTGGTACGTTACTAAAGGTAAAGACCCTGCAGGCAACGACATTGTTGTTCGTGTACCAATTATGTACGGAGATGCTAGCAGACAAGCAGCAACTATCATATCAAATAATAGTGCAAACAGTTTACCTAGCGCACCACTTATCACATATTATATAACTAGTTTAGAATACGATCAGAGTAGAACACAGGATCCTTACTTCATAGATAAACTTAATGTAAGGCGTAGAAATTTTAATCAAGACACAGGACAATATGAAACAACACAAGGTGATGCATTTACAATTGAAAGATTGATGCCCGTACCTTATACGCTTCGTATGCAAGTTGACTTTTGGACTACAAACTATAATCAAAAACTAGAGTTGATAGAACAGTTAGGTGTATTATTCAATCCTAGTATGGAGTTACAAAGTACAGATAATTTCATTGATTGGACAAGTTTAAGTGTAGTATATCAAGATGGATTAACATTTAGCAGTCGTACTATACCTGTAGGACAAGGTAATCCAATTGACGTATTGACTTGGAAGTTCTATATGCCTATATGGATAAGTAGTGCTGCTAAAGTTAAGAAGTTAGGCATTATACATAAGATTATTGCAAGTATCTTTAAAGGCAATGCAATTACTGATATGCAAGATGATGATTTATTGTTGGGCACAAGACAAAAAATTGCTCCGTATGGATATAAGTTATTATTATTAGGTAACTCATTACAAATACTACCTGACTATGCTGCGTTTAATCCACGTAACGATACACTAGATTCACCAGAAAATCCTAATACTACATTAGCTTGGAGTGGTTTCTTAAATGCTTATGGTAAAGTGAAACCAGGTATCAGTCAAATTTGGTTACAAAACGAACACATGGATACTGATATAGTTGGTACGATAGCATTCAATCCAACTGACGATAGATTATTAATTTATGATATTGATCCAGATACATTACCACAAAACACATTAGCACCTGTAGATAGTGTTATTGACCCATATGCTAAGTACCCCGGTAAAGGGTTACCTGCTGCTATTAATGGACAACGATACTTATTAGTAAACGAATTAGGTCATGATACCGATAAGGCTGTTAATAGTCCATGGGGCAACGTTGTTGCCAAGCCAAACGATATTATAGAATACAAAAATGGTGCATGGCAAATATCCTTTGACAGTTCCGTAACGTTTAAAACAGAATATGTCACGAATCTAACTACTTCAGTGCAGTATAGATTTTCTGATAATAAATGGATGAAGTCATACGAAGGTTGGTATAAGTCAGGAGATTTCTCAATAGTAGTTTAATAAAGATAAATTACTATATGAGCAAATCAAGTACAGCAGGCGGAGTTTTCTTCTACGCTGATTCCACAGATCGTTTTTTATTTTTATTACGCAGTGACGATAAAGATGCCACTGTGTGGGGTATACCTGGTGGTAAGATCGAAAAGAATGAATCATTATTTGAGGGTATTCACAGAGAGTGTATTGAAGAAATAAACTTTTTTCCCACAGAAGCTAAATTAATACCTATACAAAAATTTGTCAATAACAACTTTACATATCATACATTTTTTTGTAGAATAAATGAAGAATTCATACCCATACTAAATGAAGAACATATTGGGTATTGTTGGGTAGATGTACATCATTATCCTAAACCATTACATGCTGGTTTATTCAATACAGTAAGTTTTGACATAGTACAAGAAAAGCTAAAAGAACTTACAAAAAAAGCGACCTAGGTCGCTTTTTTGTTTAATAATAATTGAATATTATTCGGGCTCAGTTTCATCACCTTCTAAATCAGTATTACCTGTTAGATCAGTATCAGTACCTGCTTCTTCAACTTGAACAGCATTATCACTTGTGCTTGTGCTGAAGTTCCATGGATAGCTATCGCCACTTACTGTAATCTTTCTTCCTGCAATTTTAGTGATTTGACCTACTGTACCGTTATCTAACTTTACAGTGATACTCATTTCGCCTGCTGCTAAATCACCAGCTGCTTTAGCAACTAAACGACATACTGCTGTGTTGTCACTTGCATCACTGCATAAAAATCTAGCAGCACCCTTTTGTTTTACGATGTAACCAGGTGTGCTTGCTGTACCATTATGAAATTGTACTTTCAAATTATCGTCTGCGTTTGCACCGAAAAATCTTTTATTAATTGGGCGTCCCATTTGTTTTCTCCTTTATTAAATGGCGTTCTAGGCCTACGCAGTGGGTAACTGCATAAACTCTCAATTAAGAGTGAACATAACTATTTATCTTATGCACCTAAAGGTCTAGGTGCGCTACTTGTACTTGTACCAGAAGCGATTCCTGTTCCCATTGTTATCAAATGTTTGTTACCTGTAGCAGAGTTAACAATGTAAACACCAGTTGATCCGCCTACCAGTGTCCAAAAACCAGGACCAGTTGATCCTCTGTTCTTAATGTTAACATCGTTAACATATAAGTTTCTCCAATAAGCTTCTGCGGTAGAAGTTATAGTGACTGTTAAATCATTAACACCATCAGTCCCGCCCAATTGACTACCGTAAATTGTAATAGTGTCATTTGTTACATAACCACTTCCTAAGGAGTGAACTCTGACTTTATAAATTTGATTAGTCAATGGTGCTAAGTTTTGATGTGTCCAAACTTCTATCATTGCACCTGTACCAGAACCACTCGTTGTCCCTACAGTACTTGTTGGAGTACCTACT